AAAGCTGATACAGTTGCTAATCAGTCTCTTTATTCACTACCACAAGATTTTAGGAAGTTTGTAAGACTAGAGATAGGATATGTTAATGCTACAGATAGGGTTAAGGTAGACCAGATAGATTTAACAGAGATAGGAGACCCTAATATAGACATTTATTCTCAAGTAGACCCTAAATACACAATTTTAGGCAATATGTTTGAACTGCGACCAGCACCAACAACATCAGTTGAAGATGGGTTGTATATGATTTATGTAGAAAACCCTCTTGACATGAGTGCAGATGATGACACATCAGGACTTCCACTAGACTACGACCACTTACTAACCCTTTATGCAAGTGCAAAGGGAAAATATACACTAGGACTAACTAATGAGGGGAATAACTTAATGGCACAGTTTAACATGGGGCTAGATGAGATGGAAAATAACATTGTAGAGAGAAACATTGATAGTGGTGGGACAATCTCCCTTGTAGATGAGTATGGAGGTCTATAATGACAAACTGGACAGATATTCAAGACAAGGTAACGGGATACAGAAAATATAGTGGTGGGGATACACTTACAACACAAGATGGAAGAGCGTTACTAACACAAGATGGAAAAGAATTGACAAAGCAGGGAAGAGAGAGTGCTTTTGTAGATGGGGTAGATAGTGATACTAATTGGGGGTTCTTTGGTGGTTTAATAAGGCTTGTTACAGAAGGATACAGAGAAGAATTAATGACAGAGGGTAATACAGACTATTTGGTGTATAGTCATGGAGAGGATAAGGAAATATGGACTGATACTGCTGATATAAGTACAACATATACTAAATTGAGTGATATATAAAATGGCAGGAATAGACATACTAGACTTAGTAGAGGCAACAGAAGTTAATGAGACCAATGATTACTTGGCAATTGTAGATAAGAGTGATACATCTCAAGATATTACTGGCTCTACAAAAAGGGCAACAGTTAGAAAATTGTTAGGAGATAAGGCACTACCAAGTGGGGATTTTGTAGGAACGACAGATACACAGACCTTGACCAATAAAACAATCAGTCTTAGTAATAATACAATATCAGGACTGTTAGACTTCTTTTATCCAGTTGGAACAATATATGAGACAACTTCTACTGATTTAGATACTACAACAAAAATGGATTCGCACTTTGGTGGTACTTGGGAAGCATATGGAAGTGGTAGAGTATTAGTGGCAAAAAGTTCAGATACAGAGTTTGATACAATAGGAGAAACTGGTGGAGAAAAGACACATATACTTACAGTAGCAGAAATGCCAGCACATAAACACAAATTTGGATATACAGGGGGAAATACAGACGCAACTGGTTCACCTTACTCAGTTGGAAAGGCGATTGGACACGACCCATCAAATGTTTACTCGGAAACTACTTCAACAGGGGGAGATGGTTCTCACAACAACCTACAACCTTATATAGTAGTTTACCGATATAGGAGAACAGCTTAACTTAATTTAACTTAGTTTAATTTAATTTAATATAAACAATGGCAGGAAACAAGACATTTACAGAGTTAGACGAATTGGTTACAGTAGATAAAAGTAATGACTGGATGGCTGTTGTTGATGTTAGCGATACTTCTGCTTCTGTTTATGGAACAACTAAAAAGGCGGTAGTAGACCAGTTTATAGGGGAAAAAGGAGATGCTGCAACAGTAGATGTAGGAACAACTACAACAGGAGAGGCTGGTACTAGTGCAAATGTAGTTAATGTAGGAACAACTTCTGCAGCGGTATTAGATTTTACAATTCCTAGAGGAGATAAAGGAGAGAAAGGTGATAAAGGAGACAAAGGAGATAAGGGAGATACAGGAGAAACTGGAACAGCTGCTACGGTCAACGCTGGGACTACTACAACCCTAGATGCAGGACAAAATGCTTCAGTTATCAATTCTGGCACTACAAGTGCTGCTGTATTTGATTTCTCTATTCCGAAAGGAGAAAAGGGGGAACAAGGAGAGCAAGGTATTCAGGGTCCTCAAGGTGTAGCAGGAGAAGATGGAGAAGATGCTTATGTTTACATCGCTTATGCTTCTAATGATAGTGGAACAGGATTTACAACAACATTCAACCCCAACTTAGATTATATAGCGATAAAATCCACAACTACACCAATATCATCTCCAAGTGCTTCAGACTTTACGGGTCTTTGGAAAAAGTATAAAGGGGAGAAAGGAGATACTGGCGAGGCTGGTGCTGATGGTGAGAGTGCTTATGTGTATATAGCTTATGCTTCTGATTCAAATGGAACTGGTTTTACAACTACCTTTAGTCCAACACTTAATTACATTGCTATTAAGAGTACGAATACGGAGATAGTAAGTCCACAGGCTTCGGATTTTACTGGACTATGGTTTAATTACAAAGGGGAGAAAGGAGACCAAGGAGAACAGGGAATACAAGGACCTCAAGGTATTCAAGGTCCTCAGGGATTAAAAGGAGATAAAGGGGATAAGGGAGACAAGGGAGATACTGGTCCTACTGGTCCTGCTGGAGCAAATGGAGTTGACGGAGAAGACGCTTATGTATATATTGCTTATGCTTCAGACGCAAGTGGTACAGGCTTTACAACTACTTTTAATGCTAACCTAGACTACATTGCTATTAAGTCAACGACTACACCTATTGCAACCCCACAGGCTTCAGACTTTACTGGACTTTGGAAAAACTATAAAGGTATTCAAGGTATTCAAGGAGAGCAAGGAGTGGCTGGTGAAGATGGAAGTAGTGCCTATGTATATATAGCCTATGCAAGTGATGCAAATGGAACAGGGTTTACTACTACATTTGACGCTAGTTTAGACTATATAGCGATTAAGGCAACAACCTCTCCAATAGCCTCTCCACAGGCTTCGGATTTTACGGGTTTATGGAAGAATTACAAAGGAGAAAAAGGTGATAAAGGAGATACAGGTGCTGCTGGGGCTGATGGAGAAGATGGATTAGATATTAATTGGAAAGGAACTTACAGTAGTGGGACAGCGTATGTTGTCAATGATGCAGTTTTTTATGAGGGTTCTAGTTACATTTGTATACTTAATTCAACAGGAAACTTACCTACTAACACAACCTATTGGAACTTAATGGCTCAAAAGGGAGCACCAGGTGAAGGGAGTGGAGATGTTAGTGGACCAGCGAGTGCAACAGACAATGCAGTAGCAAGGTTTGACCTAGCAACTGGAAAACTGATACAAAACTCTTTAGCAACGGTTAGTGATACAGGGTCTATAAACATACCAGCAGGGCAGCAATATCTAGTGGGTGGCAGTCCAGTAGAAGGATATTCTGATGAACAGGCACAAGACGCAGTAGGAAGTATTTTAACAGACACAGCAGAGATAGACCTTACCTATAATGACACAACACCTAGTATTACAGCCTCAATTAAAGCGGGTTCTATTGATGAGACAAAATTAGACACTTCTGTAAATGCAAGTTTAGATCTGGCTGATAGTGCAATTCAATCAACAGATTTAGCAACAGTAGCGACAACAGGTTCATACTCTGATTTATCAGGTACTCCAGACTTAACTACAAAATTAGACAAAGCAACTAATGTAACAGCAATAAATGATACTGGTATTGCTGATGGAGAGATAGCAGTATTCAATTTGACTAATAAGGATATAAGGACTTCCGATAAAACACTTCCTAGTGGGGCTGTAGTAGGCACAACTGATACACAGGCTCTAAGTAATAAGACCTTAACTTCTCCAGTAATAAATACGGGGGTAAGTGGAACGGCAATATTAGATGAGGATAATATGGCGAGTGATAGTGCAACCAAATTAGCAACTCAACAGAGTATTAAAGCCTATGCAGATACAAAGATACCTAAGTTTGCAGACCCTAATGCAGATAGACTTGTGTTTTGGGACGATAGTGCTACTGCTTTTGGGGCTTTGACACCCTCAACGGGACTTACAATAACAGGAACTGCTATGACAGTAAGAAGTGCAAGTGCAACCCAAACAGGAATAGTAGAATTGGCAACAACAGCAGAAACAGAAACAGGTACGGACGCAACAAGAGCAGTAACTCCTGATGCACTTCACGATATGACTACATTAGCAGGGGCTTCTTGGATGCTAGATGAAGATAATATGGCAAGTAATAGTGCAGTAAAAGTACCTTCACAACAAAGTACAAAGGCTTATGCTGATACAAAACTTGCTAAGGCGACCAATGTAACAGCAATAAACGATACAGGAATTGCTGACGGAGAGGTAGCGGTATTCAATCTAACTAATAAAGACATTAGAACTTCTGATAAGACCATTGTAACTACTTTAGGTGCAGATGATACAACCTTGCCAACGAGTAAAGCAGTAGCAGATGCCATATCTGCTAGTGGTGGGTATACAGACGAGGAGGCTCAAGACGCAGTAGGAAGTATTTTAACAGATAGTAGTGAGATAGATTTTACCTATAATGACACAACACCTAGTATTACAGCTTCAATTAAAGCAGGGAGTATTGATGAGACCAAACTAGACACTTCTGTAAATGCGAGTTTAGATTTGGCTGATAATGCTATTCAAAAGAAACCTAATATAACAGCATTAAACGACACTGGTATTGCGGATGGAGAGATAGCAGTATTCAACTTAACTAATAAGGATATAAGGACTTCTGATAAGACACTTCCTAGTGGGGCTGTAGTAGGAACAACGGATACTCAAACATTAACTAATAAAACAATCAACTCTGCTTCCAATACAATAACAGTAACAGCATCAAATGTTAGTGATTTTGATACAGAGGTGGCTAATAACACGGCTGTAGCTACTAATACAACCCACAGGGGATTATCTAGTGGTGTACACGGCATTACAGGGGCTGTAGTAGGCACAACTGACACACAGGCTTTAAGTAACAAGACCTTAACTTCTCCAGTAATAAATACAGGGGTTAGTGGGACGGCTATATTAGATGAGGACAATATGGCTTCAAATAGTGCAACAAAGTTGGCAACACAGCAAAGTATTAAAGCCTATGTAGACGCACAAGGTTATACTTGGAAAGGAGAGTGGGCAACATCAACAGCCTATGCAGTAAATGACACAGTCCAACAGGGTGGTAGTGGGTATGTTTGTGTAACAGCCCATACTTCAGGAACATTTGCAACAGATTTAAGTGCAGGAAAATGGAATCTATTGGTAGAAGGATTACCAACTCCTAACTTAACAACTTCAACAACAACAAACCTTACTGGCGTTATAACAGGAAATGGTAGTGTATTGGCTTCTAAGGCTAATCCATCAGGTGCTTTTGTAGGTACTACTGATACCCAAACATTAACAAATAAGACTTTAACAGCTCCAGCTTTAACAAGTCCTACAATGAGTGGTACATGGGATGGATGGATAAGTGCAGGAGAAACTTGGACTTATGCTAGTGCTGATGACCCTACATATACATTTACAGTAGCAGCAGATGTAACAACAAAGTATAGTGTAGGCATGAAGATAAAACTAACACAAGGTACAGTAAAATACTTTATCATAACAGCAATCTCAGCTTTTACAGGTGGTAATACAACAATTACAGTTTATGGTGGAACGGATTATGACTTAGCGAATTCAGCAATTAGTGCTAATGCTTACTCAATGATGAGAAGTCCAGTGGGGTTTCCTATGAGTCCTTTGAAATGGAGTGTGGTGGTAAGTTATGCCTTACAGGTAGACACAAGTTCTACAACATTCGCAGCTTTTGATACCACTAATCTTAAACTTGATGTCCCCATTGGCTCTTGGGAGTTAAGTTGGAAGGGTGTTGCTGGGGTTCTAAACTCAAATGGAACGGAAGCTCTGTCCGAGTTTGCCCTTTCTTCAGGTCAGACCTCTATTAGTGATTCCGACCTCCACTACTATGTTAGGGTTACAGGAGCTTCTTCGTCAATTAGAGATTATAGGAGTGTTTATATGAAGATGATAAAGGAAGTATCATCTAAGACACCCTATTATTTAATAGGGAAGTTTGTGGTAGGAAATTCTTGCTATGTCTACGGACAGCTTTCTACTACTATACTTCGTGCTACCTGTGCCTACCTATAACATTATGAGCAGTAAACTAAAATTAGTATTAGTATTTTTAGGAGGAGTAATAACAACTCTTTTGATAGAGTATATGTTGAGATGGCAACTCATGGTTATTTTAATTTATTGGTTTTTTAAATAATGGCAACAATAGTTGATAGTTATAGCGAGAGTAATCAGTCTTCTGTAATAGTTGTTTCGGCTGGAGAATTCTCTGCTGTTGGACAGTCTTTTACTGGAGATGGGAATGTGCTTGATAGCGCTAAGTTCTATTTAAGTAAAAATGGTACACCAACTGGAAATGCATATGTTAAAATTTATGCCGAAACTCATAGTACTGCTTTTGGAACTGATAGTTTGCCTACTGGTGCTGTCTTAGCCACCTCTGATGCGTTTGATGTGTCTACACTGACTAGTTCTCTTCAGCTTTCTACTTTTACTTTTTCGGGAGCAGAAAAGATAAGATTAACAAATGGAGTTAAATATGTTGTAGTTTTTGAATATACAGCAGGTAATCCCTATGCGGATAATATATCTGTTGGAGAAGATGGTTCATCACCTACTCATTCTGGGAACATGTCCTATTATGGGGGTTCTTGGTCATACGATACTGGTATAGATGTGTGTTTTTATGTTTATGGAGAAACTACCCCAATAGTAGGAGAGAAATATCCACTACCACCATTTAGGCGTAGTGTATAATTATATATACGAGGGTATTAATTTAGCTATAAGATTATGTCTAGAAGTAAAAGGGTAGTTCAAAAGTATGTAGACTTTAGTGGTGGATATCAGACATTTACTTCTCCCTTACTACTAAAGGTCAATGAGTCTCCTTTTCTATACAATGTAGATATAAGTAAACCCGGTATTCTAGCAAAGGCACTAGGCTATGCTCAAATAGGAACAGGAACAGGAAGTGGCTATAACAGAGGAGTATTTGCTTGGAATAGGGAAAATGGCGATGATGAATTGTATCAAGTGTACGGTTCAGACATGTACAAATACAATGGGAGTTCTTTTGTTTCTATAGGAAGTGGGTTTGGTACTGCTTCAGGTGCAGTAGAGTTTGGAGTATCTTTTATTAACACGGGAACAGGAGTTGGAACAGCCGCAGAAACTTTTGTAGAAAGACTTTATGTTACTCAGGGAATAGAAGGACCAGTACAATATACAACAGGTACTTCTATGGCGAGTTTGGCTAATATTTATGCTAAACACTTAGAGGTTTACAAGGGAAGACTGTATCTAGGGAATGTTAAAACAGGCTCTAAAACTTATCCTTCAAGGGTCATATTTAGTGAGGTAAGCAGAGATACTTTCCCAGAGAACAATTACTTTGATGATATGGGAGAGGGTATTACAGGGCTTAAAGAATATAGCGGTGCTTTATTCGTATTTACACAAGATAAGGTGGCGGCTTGGGACGAGTATTCTCTCACGGTTCTTAACACTAACGGTGGTACAACTAACAAACAAACAATACAAGTGAGTGAGTCAAGAATGTTATGGTACAACAGGGGTGGTGTTTATATGTATGCAGGTGGTACAGAGGCAGTTTTAATAAGCAGACCAGTACAAGATTGGATAACAGCAATAGGAAATGCTAATGAGGTAACTGCTGGTTTAGACCCTAGAGGAAGATATTGTCTATACATTGGAGATGTTACTCTCAACGGAGTGAATTATAACAATGTAATTTTAAGATACGATATATTAATAAATGCTTGGGACATTCTAATAGATAGACCATTTAAGTATTGGACTAGAAACAAAGCAGGGGGTGTTTATGAGACCTACACAACAAATGTAAACGGTCAACAGGTGTGGCAAATAGATTTAGGGTATGCCTTAAACGGCTCGGCACAAGCAAGTGTATATCAGACCCCTAAACTATTTGGTGCGGCTGAGAATGTAGATGATATTAAGAATGCCTATGAGATACAAATAGTTTACAAACCTACAGGTGCGAATGAGTATTTAACTGCTCAGTATAGAGTAGGTGGCACAGGCACCTGGTCTAATGTAGAGGGGACGTTAAATAATGTGTATTTATCAGGAACAGATGATATTAAAGTACAAAGGCTTATTATACCTAGTAAGGCTGCTGGTAAGTTTATAGAATTAAAACTTAGCCATAGTTCAAGCGAATCGGGATTTAACATATACGGTATTAACCTAATTTATGATGTAGAGGAAAGGGAGGAACACTAATGGCACTAACAATAACAGAACAACAAGTAAGAGAACAGCTAGGAGCTTATTTAACAAAGCCTTTAGAAGTAACTTCTGGCACACTATCTACACAGCAGACCTTGTCAGCAACTTCTTTGTCAACAGGGGGACTTAGTGGGTCTTTTATAATCAAAAATCAGGGGAATATTAGTATATATAACAACAATAATATACTGTCAATTTTTATAGGATTCTAAATGATAGGAGATAATATCCCTAAAATATTAGCAGCCAGAGAAGATTTTGATGTGAGAACTGCAGAAGTTAAGAACTTAACCCTAGACTCTACTAAAAATCAATTAAAAGAGTTTATGTCGGGAGGAGGAAGTGTTACGATTGTTAAAACTGCGTACGATAGACCTAAAAAAATAGTTGAGATTGGCCATAATTTAGGTTATCAGCCTTTATATCGTGGGTGGTTTAGACTAAATGGAACGGCATCTTGGAAACCTATAGGAAGTGGTTTTACTTTTGCAGTAGGTGCAGGACAGGCTACGATTTTAAGTGGAATGAGCAGACCTAACGACAACATCCTACAATTACACTTTTATGATTTTGATATATTTGGTCCTGAATATACAAAAACCGTGGATTACAAGTATATAATTTATATTGACCCTTATAAAGATGCCTGGACCTAGGATAAGAGCCTCAAAATATAATATAGATGCTAGTACGGGAAGTCTTGTTGACATGGCTTTTGATTCTGACTACAACTTAAACAAAATAGCACGAGCTATAAAGTCTACTTCTCAAACTACGGTTGCACACGGATTGCCTTATACTCCAAAGGTGGTCAGTATGAGAGAAATTACTACTGGGAAGTTTGGGGGTGGTGGTCTTTATGAAGTGGACTCTACAAATATTAAACCAACTATTAGTACACACAAAACAACTTATGGATACGGAACAACAACTTATGCAAATGATGTAGCAACTTGGTCTTACATTTTAATAGACCCTCTTGTACCAGGAACTTATAAAAAAAATATGGAGGGAAAACCCAAATTACTTGTAGGGGCTGATACTGGAACGGATTATGACTACAAAATACATTCTGGATATGATACTTTTAAGGTTGCTAAAACAGGAAGACTGACCATAAATGCTGATATATATGACCCTGGCTCTTCTGGAGGGGTTAGAACATTATCTGCAACTGTTAATCACGGATTAGGTTATGCACCTATGTTTGCACCTTTTGTACCATACGAAACTGAAAGAGAAGCATATTTATCTTGGAATAGTCAGTATAACTCTGATTCTTGGATAGAAGGAATTACATATTATACTGGTCAGGAAGTTGAGAATATGGATACAGGTGTTTGGTATGTTTGTAAATTAACTCATACTGCATCTTCTTCTAATAAACCTGAAACTGGTGCAAGTTGGCAAACATACTGGGATATTGCTACAGAACCAGACTTTTATAATACTTATGTAAATGCATTAGAAGATCAGAAGTTTATTTATGGAGGTGTAGAGGCTTTTAATTTGTCCTATATCAAGTATTATTCCACTTCAACACAACTGGTATTGGAATTGACACAAAACTGCGCACCAGACCAACCACCAGGTTATGAATACACGCCGTGTCCAGCTGAGAAGGTTTATGTGGATTACACAATTTTTTACAATCCAGCAGGAGAGGAATTTAATCTGTTATGATATGTTATAATATTACATATAGGAATGGATAAACGAGGATGTATAATTTGATACATCTAACAAATGGCGATATATAAAGTCCAGCGGGGAGATACCCTCTCAGTAATAGCAAAGAAGTTGGGAATACCAAATTGGAGAACTCTTTATGAACAGAATAAGTCTGTAATTGGAAGCAACCCTAATCTAATCAGGCCAGGACAAAAATTAACCTATGGTGAGATTTTAGCACAATCAACACCAGCACCAGCACCAGTAGGGACAGGAGCAACAGAATTAGCAACACAAATAGCACAAGAGCAACCAATCAATTTTGCAGAAGTTTTACCATGGGAACAGTATTTTGAACCAGAACTGGCGAGGGGAAGTGCTGAACAAGTTTATGCACAATACTATGCACCAATAGCACAGCAAAGACAGGAACAATTAGAAAGTAATTTTGCTGGTAGAAACTTAACAAGGAGTGGAATAAGAGGACAATCCTTATCAGACCTTTACAGAGAACTAGGACAAGAACATCAAAAAGGAATAGAGGCTGATGTCTTACAACAAAGAGCAATGGCTCAAGAAGACTACAACAGATTAATGGAGTTATATGAGAAAAGTGCTGGAAAACAAAAACCAACAGTAACAAAATATGAACCTTATAAAGTAGCAAGACCTGTTACAGATGCAGGTACTTATGGAAGTTCTTATCTTGATTGGCTCAATAGGGCTACAAGAGTTTAATTAAGTATATATAAAAGCAATGGCAACAACAGCACAAAGACTAGCAGAATATGAGGATTTATACAGGAAGGCTCAGCAGTATAATCCTAATCAATACCAGCAGGAATTTGAGAAGGCTTATGGAGAGGCTACTAATTACAACAAGGATTTAATAGAACAACAGGCACAGGCTTTGGGGGAATTACAAGCCGTTGCACCTACATATAGAGAAAGATATATGAACAGCCTAATTACTGATCCTACTGCTCAAATGGCTTTAATAGCACAGGCAAGACAAGCCCCTATAACCTCTTATGGAACAGCAGCTAATTTACTAACGGCAAGGGGACAAAGATATCAGGACATATTAAATAAGGCTTTGGGGGGCTATCAGACAGCAGCAGAACAAGCTAATATAGCAGCAGAAAATGCCTGGAGATTGTATCAAGACGCCTTACAGCAAGACCAATTTAACGCACAACTAAGAGCAAGTAGAGGCGGTGGGGGTGGAACAAGTGCGATAGATCTTCTTAGTGCATTGGGTATGGCAGGTGGCACAGCACAAGCACCAGTAGAAGATGTTGGTGGGGGTTTTGTAGAAG